CATAGGCTTGATACACTGTATCTTACTTGTCCTTCTAATAATCCTATTAAGCTTGAACAGCGAATTGGTCGTATCATTCGTGAACACCCTGATAAGCAAGTCCCCATGATTGTTGATTGGTGGTTATCTGGAGGAATAGTTGCAAGGCAACAAACTAAACGTGTAGAGTGGTATAAGTCTCGTGGATATTACATACTTTAACTGGTATGAACTCGTATCAAAAGCGAGAAAAGACCAGACGGCTATATTAATCTTGACCTTTGCTCAAACTAAATTATATAATGCAAGGACAACAAAAGGATTAATGAAGGCATTGAATATACACCATATACCAATGCATTTATTTACAACTGGTCTGCTGGAGCAGAAAAAAGACAGGCTAGTTTGCAACTACAAAACTGAAGAGCCAATGAGTTATTTTACTAACCCGTGGTTCTTAACACATAATACGTCTGTTTTAAAAAAGACAGAATATTTACAACTACTTTCTATGCGTAGAATTAGCGAAGCTCAAGATTACATCGCTAAAAACTACATTAGAAAAGATATTGAAAGTCCTTATATTCAAATAAAAGGCGATAAAATTTATTTTTTAACTGAGTCCTCGGAATCGAGGAAATCCTACACTTAAGTTCTAACGAACAACAAAGGAGAAACAATATGGTCTCATGGGATCAAGCCAAAGGTAAACAATCTACCGGCTCAAATCAACGTAGAGAAATTGAAAGATTAAGTCTCGGTATTGGAGACACTAAAGTAAGATTAATTGGTGAAGTAATGCCTCGCTATTGTTACTGGATTGTAACAAAAGAAGGTAAGAAAATGCCAGTAGAGTGTCTACAATTTAGTAGAGAAACAGAGTCTTTTGATAATTCTGCACAAGACCCTTTCAAGGAAATTGACGAAGCTATCTATTCTGATAAGCCTCAGTTTTCTTATGTATGTAATGTAATTGATCGTAGTGATAATAAGATCAAGCTATTTGATCTTCGTTCTACAATCTATTCACAGATTGTTGATTATGCAACAAACCCAGACTACGGTAATCCAGCTGATGATACTAACGGCTATGACATTACAATCAAAAAAGAAAAGACTGGACCTCTTCCACAAAATGTTAAGTACAGCATCATTCCTGCACGTGGTAATTCACCATTAACAGACGCAGAAAAAGAGCTTGAGCTTTTTGATCTTTCTAAGATCTACAAGCGTCAAACATATGATGAACAAAAAGAGTATTTGTTACAAAATACTTCTTACTTCGCAGGAGATGTTTCTGACGAATTTAAACCCGTTGAAGATGTGGATGACTTAGCATAATGAAAAAATCTCTAGCAGATATGAAACCAGCTACTGATAAGAAAGAAAAATCTTTTGGAGCTTTCAAGTCAGTTGATGGAGGTCAAGCAACTATTGATCTAGATAAGCTTAGACAATATAATATTTTCTTTGCTACACCTTGTTACGGAGGTGTTTTAACAGATCAGTTTTTCTTGTCAATGTTTAGAGCTGCTCAAACACTTATGTCACACGGAATAAACTTTAGACTAACAACATTACGAAACGAATCTCTAGTAACTCGTGCTCGTAATATTCTAACAGCTATGTTTTTAGAGTCTGACTGTACTCATCTAATGTTTATTGACGCTGATATTGAGTTTGATGCAGAATCAATTCTAAGAGCATTAGCTTATGATAAACCGATTATGGCTGCTGCGTACCCAAAAAAAGCTTTACCTGTTCAATATGCAATTAATTTTAAATTTAATGATATTGAGAAAAAACAAGTAAGAATTGAAAATGGTGCGATAGAAGTATTAGATGCTTCAACAGGATTCTTTTTAGTCAAACGTGAAGTGTTTGAAAAGATGATGCAAGCATATCCAGAATTGCATTATAGAAATGATTCTAATATTGACCCTAAGTATAATAAGTATTGTTATGCATTATTTGATACTTGGTTAGATCCAGATGATAATCGTTATCTTTCAGAAGATTATACTTTCTGTCGTAGATGGCAAAAACTGGGTGGAGAAATCTGGTTAGATCCTAATACTAAACTAAACCATGTTGGGAGTTATACTTTCGAAGGTGATGTTAGTAAGATTATTAATAACGGATAAAATTAGGACGTAGTTCTGACGTGGTTACAAACTATGCGGAACTACGTTCCTCGCTGTGGCACTACGTGCCAGAGCAAACACACAATGTTCAAGCCGTGTTCAACAGCTCTTCACCTGCCGGTGTAACGCTGTTCACAAGCTAGTAAACATAAATTAGCATACTTTTTCTCAAAAGGCAAACTATAAAATGTCAACAATTACAGTAAGTCTTGTTCAACCTAACTTTCCTATGAGTTTTGAGGAAGATACCTTTTTTTTACCATACTCTGCTGGATCGATTTGGAGTTATGTAAAAAGTAATGCAAAACAGTCTTTCAAATTGAATAAAATGATATTTAAGAGAGAACCTATTGAAAAAACTGCAATTGCACTAGCTAAGGATACAGTTGTTGGTTTTTCTAACTACTTATGGAATAAAAACTATAATCTTGAATTAGCTAAAAGGATTAAAGAAATTAATCCTTCTGTTATTACAGTTTTTGGTGGTCCAGATTTGCCGATTACTCGTAAAGACTTTTTTTATCTCTATCCACAAATTGATATTCACACAATCAACGAAGGAGAAAAAACCTTTTTAAATCTTTTAGAAAACCTTAAATCTTGGAACACGGTAGCTGGGATAATATACAACGATAATGGTTTAGTGCATAAAACTAGAGATGAGTCAAGAATTGAACAGCTTAGTGAGTTGCCTTCTCCTTACCTCGATGGAACTTTTGATGATCTTTTAAAACAATACTCTGACTTAAAATTTCATGCCACACTAGAGACTAATAGAGGTTGCCCGTATCGCTGTACTTTTTGTGATTGGGGTAGTTTAACTTATAACAAAGTAAAAATCTTTCCAAATCGTCGAATTAACAGGGAGATTGAGTGGATATTTGCCAATCCACAAATCCAAGGGTTATTTATAGCTGACGCAAATTTTGGATTTTTTCCACGAGATGTAGAGATTGTAGACAAAATTATAGAAACGCGTAAAAAATATCCAGACAGATCAGATGTTTGGTTTGAGACTAACTATGCAAAAAATCAAAATAAAAACGTTGTAGGAATGGTTAAGAAAATTGCAGATTCACTAGGCGGGTCTACTCATCATACCGTATCTCTCCAGTCTTTGAGTGATGAGGTATTAGATACTATAAAAAGAAAAAATTTAGCAGTTAATAAAGTAAAAGAGATTCTTCAAATTTGCACTGATAATAACCTATCTGTTAAAGTCGAGCTTATTTTAGGATTACCAAAAGACACCTTAGAAGAGTTTAAAAACAGTTTTTATAAACTTTTTGAAATATCTCCTCAAATTCAGATCATGGTCTATAGATTAATTGGCCTGAACAATTCTGAACTTACTCTTACCAAACAAGATAATGTTGAGTGGAGAGAGATTAAAAATTATGTGCCTAATACACAAGATGATATATATGAAACTTTTAATTGGGTATATTCTACCGACTCTATGAGTCATGAAGATATTTTAGAGGCAACAAATTTCAGCTGTTGGATAATAGCTTTTCACTCTTTTGGAATTACCAATCTAGTTTCTCAAGCAGCTCTCGCAAAGGGGATTTCGTATAAACAGTTTTATGATGGGTTGTATGAAATTGTAAAACAAGATGAGTATTTCAAAGACTATTTTGCAAAATTTACTGAACACTCTAAACAGTGGTATGAAACTGGAGACTCTAAATTAGAAAAAATTTCTGGATTAAACTATTCAGCTAACAATAGTTTATGGCATCTTGCATCTAAAATTTACTTTGATGATAAGTTTCAGCATATCTTTAATATAATTAAAAAGTATTTAATTAGTTTAGGTGTGTTTAATGAAAATATTTTTAATATTCAAAAACACATACCAATTAGTTTCAATAAACAAGATGCCTATCCGTTAAAACTTTTGTATAATAATAGGACAGTTAACCTAAGCAACTCTTTTGAACCTGTTAAAGATATACAGCAGTTTATAAATAATATTTATTACAAAAGAGAATTTGCTTTTGGAACAGCCATACCAGATAGATTGGATTTACTTAATGACTAAAATTTTATGTTCAGCAGATTGGCATATCAATCTACACAAAAAGAAAGTACCATATGATTGGCAAACAGCTAGATTCCGTGAAATGTTTCGTAAGCTGTTAGGGTTAGAATCATGGATTGACGTTCATGTGATAGCTGGTGACGTCTTCGATAAAAAACCAGAGCCAGATGAAATCTCATTGTTTTTGAGCTATATCAATTCAGTCACCATCCCCACATACATCATTCCAGGCAACCATGAAGCAACTAGAAAAGGAGAATCATTCTTTGAACACCTCACTGAGAAGAACGCTATCAAGAATGAGAACGTCTTGGTATTTACTAGAAACGGACGTGCGACTTGCGGTAAAACGTCGTTTCAATTCTTTCCCTATGGAGAGATGCAGACAGATAATCTTCCAGAGTATGTGGAAGGCGATATACTCGTCACACACATTCGCGGCGAAGTGCCACCGCATATTACGCCAGAATATGATTTCTCCCGTCTCTCCCCTTGGGGCTTATGTTTACTTGGCGATCTACACTTTAATCATCGTTATGGTGACACTAACTGTTACTATCCTGGTTCTCCGGTAAATACCACATTTGATCGTGATGAGACTAGAAAGTATGGAGTTGATATCTATGACGTAGTAGATTCTCGCAACTACACACGCGAGTTCTACGACTTAGACCTACCAAAACTGATACGTCGCAAGATTACAGCTGGTGAGAAGATGACTACAGATGCTCGTCACCATGTAGTATATGAAGTGATCGGATCAATAGATGAACTATCTAAAATTGAACGTTCAGAACTGTTAGATAAAAAAGTAGTAGATAAACCAACAGATGATGTCACTTTAGATCTAAAAGGTAAGTCACTCTACGAAGAACTAGAACTATATCTCAAGCATATTAAGATTCAAGACGTTGATACAGTGCTAAATGAATTTAAAGATTTAGGAATCACCAGTGGCTCTTGATCTTTCACTCAATCGTGTATACTGGGAATATATTCAGAATAAGCACTGGATGCGACCTGATAAGTATAGAAACTCTAACACAGTGCCGTGCATTGGGGTGAGGGCAATAGATAATCCATACTTTAGGCGCGGTAAGTCATTCAAACAAGATTTAGAAAGTCTCATTGAACAGTTTCACAAACGATATGGTAAAAAGTATAACTATGTGCTAACTCTGTCAGGTGGCATAGATTCTGAAGTTACTGCTGAAGCATTCTATCAGATGGGTATTCCCTTTCGCACAATCTCACAACGACTCTTAGGTGGTATTAATGACCATGATTTAAAGTGGGCAAATGATTGGCTGAAAACTCGCAAGGTTGATCATGAAGTGGTTGAATTATCAGAAGAACGGTTTTTGGAAGAAACAATTCCGCACGGTGTCAAGCTTGGGCAGTTTACACACTCCTACTCTCAAATTGCGCATACAAACATGTTCAACCATGTAGGTGATAACGAGATATTAATATTCTCTGGACACAACCCAGACTTTCATTCAAAGATTGGTATTGGCTGGTGGGAAGATTCACCTAATCTAATAAAGTATGCTAAAAATGCTAATAAAAACTTTTTTACATTTACATCACTAGAACCAATCTTTTGTCACTACGCACAAAACTTTGATTCCAAACAGCCAGGAGATAAAGACAATAGATTCTTGTACGCAGCCTACCCTAATCTACCTAATAGAGTTAAGCTGACTGGATGGGAACACGGCTTTGAATATATTGGTAGAGCCACAGATGTTATACGAGAACATGCAAATATGAGTTATCAATCTTTTATCACGTGGGACTACTTTACTTCTCTCTATTTTAGAAAAGAATTTTACAAAAATTATCACGAAGAAAAAAGGGCTATTAAACTATGAGTAATATTACACTAAAACAACTACACTTTTCAAACATGTTTTCTTACGGTAAGACAAATGTGATGAGACTTGATAATAGTAGGATTACACAACTCACTGCACCAAATGGTAGTGGTAAATCTTCTATTGCAATGATAATTCAAGAAATACTGTTTAATAAGAATGTTAAAGGAATTAAGAAAACAGATATTTTAAACAGGTGGGTAAAAGAAAAACAATGGAACGGTAGTATTGAGTTTGATGTTGAAGGTGACGACTATGGTGTTAGTGTACAACGTAGTGGTGCCACAACTAAAGTACAGCTAATAAAAAATGGGGTAGACATCTCAGACCATAAAGTGTTAGACACCTACAAGAAAATATATGAGATTCTTGGGTTAGACTTTGAAGTATTCTCTCAACTCACCTATCAATCTTCTACAGATTTATTAGAGTTTTTGAAAGCTACAGATGCAAATCGCAAAAAGTTTTTAATTAATCTGTTCAACTTAGAAAAGTACATTGCAATTGGTGAACGCATAAAAACTAAGTCAAGTGAAACAGATAAAGAATATAACAGGTTGATGGGAGAGCTAAAAACAATTGAAGAGTTTCTTGCACTAGTAAGTATACCTGACAAAGTAGAAAAGATTGAGGTTCCAGAGGTTGATAAAAACATTCAACAACAAATTGGTATACTACAACAAGAGCTTAATAATTATGAAGCTACTTGTAAAAAAATAGACAAAAACAATATGTATCTTGATGAAAGAGATGCATTACAGTTTGATGCTGGTCTAGCTGCTCCAGGCGACTTTTTGTATGAAGATGAGTATCAAACACTCAAACAAGAAATCAGCATATATCGTAGAGATATTGACACTTTAAAAAACGATATTGCTAACATCAATCTTAATGATGTGTGTAAATCTTGTGGACAACCAATTGATGTTTCACACTTAGAAAAAATAAAAGCTGATCTACAAGACCAACTAGACGAAAAATCTACCTTTCATACTGAAGCGCTAACAAAAGCTACTCAATGGTCTAACGAGATAAAAGAGGTTAATACGAAAAAACAAGAGTACCTTGAAAATAAACGAAAGATTGAAAGATTTGAGCATCTTACTCAACTCATAGATAACACTCTTTCAAGAACATACCCTGATGTTGGTAACATAAAAACCGAAATAGGTGAATTAAATCGCCAGTGGAGAGTAGAGAATGATAATGCAAATGACGCAATACAATTTAATGAAAATGCTAGTATCACAAACGCAAAGCGAGATGCTCTAATTGACCAAAAAAATGATTTTACTGTTAGACAAAAAACTATAAAAAGTGATATCTTATCTAAATCCAATCAAATAAATTCTTTAAATATTCTTAAAAAAGCCTTCAGTACGTCTGGCATCGTAGCTTTTAAGTTGGAAAATTTAACTAAAGAATTAGAAATTGCTATAAATAAATATTTATCTACTTTAAGTGACGGTCAATTCCAAGTTGAATTTAAATTAGATAAAGAAAAACTTAATATTTCAGTTATTAATAATGGAATATCAACACCTATTGAAACTGTTTCTGGCGGTGAATTTTCTCGGATTCAAACTTCAATACTTTTAGCCATTAGATCACTACTATCAAAACTAGGAGGTAGTAGCGTAAACCTTTTATTCCTTGATGAGATAACAGGAGTGTTAGATGATGAAGGTAAAGAAAAACTAGTTGAGGTTTTACAGCAAGAAGATAATTTAAATGTGTTTTTGATTTCACACGATTTTACACATCCATTGATAGATAAAATATCTATTGTAAAAAATGATAATATAAGTTCTATACAGTAAGGAAATAATATGATTGAAGTAGTAAAAAGAGATGGCAGGCGTGAGGCACTTGACATTGAAAAATTACATAAAGTAGTTACTTTTGCTTGTGATGGTATAGCAGGAGTAAGTGCTAGTGAAGTTGAGATTCATTCACAAATACAATTTTTTGACGGCATTAAATCTGCGGATGTACAAGAAACTTTAATCAAAAGTGCAGCAGATTTGATATCTGAAGAAACTCCAAACTATCAGTGGGTAGCTGGACGGCTTATTAATTATCATCTTCGTAAAATGGTTTATGGTCAATTCGATCCAACGAATCTATATGAACATGTGGTTAGAAATATAGATAGTGGTTTTTACGATGCTGAAATTGTTGAAAAATATACAAAAGCAGAATTCAATAAACTTAATGGGTATATCAAACACTCACGCGATGATAGTCTTACCTATGCTGCGATGGAGCAGTTTAGAGGTAAGTATCTGGTCCAGAACAGAGTTACTAAAGAAATATTCGAAACACCGCAGATGGCTTATATGCTAATAGCAATGACTCTGTTTCAGAACTATCCAAAAGATACAAGAATTAAATGGGTAAAGGATTATTATGATGCAGTATCTACCTTTGATATCAGTCTTCCTACTCCTGTTATGGCAGGTGTACGCACTCCACAGCGACAGTTTTCGTCATGCGTCCTTATTGAGACGGATGATAGCTTGGATAGTATTAACGCTTCTACTAGCTCTATTGTTAAATATGTTAGCCAAAAAGCAGGTATTGGCATCGGAGCTGGTAGAATTCGCGCCCTCGGAAGTCCCATACGTAGCGGAGACGCTTACCACACAGGAGTTATACCTTTTTACAAAATGTTTCAGAGCGCAACTAGATCCTGCAGCCAAGGTGGAGTACGAAACGGAGCGGCGACGTTATACTATCCGATCTGGCACCTTGAAGTTGAAGATCTCCTCGTGCTAAAAAATAATAAAGGCACAGAAGATAATCGTGTGCGACATATGGACTACGGTGTACAATTTAATAAATTGATGTACGAAAGATTACTTGCAGGAGGTAATATTACACTCTTTTCTCCTAGTGATGTTTCCGGTCTTTATGAAGCTTTCTTCAACGATCAAGACCAGTTTAAATATCTTTATGAAAAAGCTGAAGTGCATCCGCACATTCGCAAGAAATCAATCCCAGCTATCGAACTATTTTCGTCTTTCATGGAAGAACGTAAAAACACTGGACGTATCTATTTGATGAATGTAGATCATGCTAATACTCATTCTTCTTTTGAAGAGTCTATTGCCCCTGTTCACCAATCTAATCTTTGTTGTGAGATTGATCTACCAACAAAACCACTCAACGATTTTAATGATGAAGACGGTGAAATCGCACTCTGCACTCTTTCAGCTATCAACTGGGGTAAGATTAAAAAGCCAGAAGATTTTGCCAAACCATGTGAGTTAGCAGTGCGTGGACTAGATGCACTACTTGACTATCAAGATTATCCTGTAAAAGCTGCTCATAACGCTACAATGAATCGTAGACCTCTTGGTATTGGAATTATTAATCTAGCATATTGGCTAGCTAAAAATGGGACTAATTATCAAGACCCAGACTTAGAATTAGTCAATAGGTATGCAGAAGCATGGAGTTACTATTTGATCAAAGCCAGCGCAGACCTATCAATAGAACAAGGTGCGTGTTTAAAGAGCGACGAAACTAAATATGCTAATGGTAAATTACCTATTGACACATATAAAAAAGATGTAGACGAGCTTGCAGCTCCTATTTATCTAATGGATTGGGAAACATTACGTGAACAAATGCAAAATCATGGCATCCGTAATTCAACACTAATGGCATTGATGCCGAGTGAAACATCAGCACAGATCTCAAATGCTACTAATGGGGTTGAACCTCCTCGGTCGTTTGTATCAATCAAGCAATCAAAAGATGGAGTGTTAAAACAAGTGGTTCCTGGTATTCACAAACTAAAAAACAAATACGATCTTTTGTGGGATCAAAAGTCTCCACAAGGATATCTAAAAATTATGGCTATTCTTCAAAAGTATATTGATCAAGGAATTAGTGTTAATACTAGCTACAATCCTACATTTTTTGAAGATGAAAAAATACCAATGAGTACTATGATACAAGACTTATTGATGTTCTACAAGTATGGAGGTAAACAACTTTATTACTTCAATACATTTGATGGACAAGGTGAAATTGATATAAATAAGCTTGAAGAATTACCGCAAGAACAAATTGATGACGCTGACTGTGACAGTTGCGTGCTATAAAGGAAAAAACAATGACAGTATTAAATACAAATTCATATGATCACACTGCGTCAAAAATGTTCTTTGATGACGCACTAGGAATGCAAAGATTTGACACTCTCAAATATAGAGCCTTTGATAAACTTACAGATAAACAACTTGGTTTCTTCTGGAGGCCAGAGGAAGTAGACATTCTGAGAGATGCTGCCGACTTCAAAAATCTTACAGAACATGAACAACACATTTTTACGTCAAACTTAAAACGTCAAATTGTGCTAGACTCTGTACAAGGTAGAGCACCTGCAGAAAGCTTTGGCTCTATTGTGTCACTGCCAGAACTTGAAAACTGGATTATTACTTGGACGTTTAGTGAAACTATCCACTCACGTTCCTATACACACATCATTCGTAATGTTTATCCTAATCCTTCTAAAGTATTTGATGAAATGATGGACATTCAAGAAATTGTAGATTGTGCTGATTCAATCTCTGAACACTATGATGATTTGATTGAAATGACTAAATGGTATGAGCTATTTGGAGAAGGAAACCATTCTGTAGTGAGCCAGGAAGATTGTGATCCTGTGGATGGAATGAAACTTGGTATTGTTCAAAGAAATAAAAATAAATCTATCTCTTTGTATGACTTGAAAAAGAAACTATACCTATGCATGGCTAGTGTTAATATTTTAGAAGGTGTGCGTTTCTATGTAAGCTTTGCATGTTCTTGGGCATTTGCTGAACTTAAAAAGATGGAAGGCAATGCCAAAATAATCAAACTCATTGCTCGTGATGAGAACGTACATCTAGGTTCTACTCAACAAATTCTCAAACTGTTACCACAAGACGATTCTGACTTTGCTAAAATTGCTAAAGAATGTGAGCAAGAAGTAATTGATATGTTTGTTGAAGCTGTAGACCAAGAAAAAGAATGGGCTAACTATTTATTTAAAGATGGTTCAATGATCGGCCTTAATGCGCAATTATTGTCTGACTATATTGAGTGGATTGCTCATAAACGTATGACAGCTATTGGAGTAAAATGTCCTTACTCAGTTCCTCGTGCGAATCCTCTGCCTTGGACACAAAAATGGATTAGCGGTGCAGAAGTACAAGTTGCACCACAAGAAACTGAAATCTCCAGTTATGTTATTGGAGGTACTGTTCAAGATGTATCAAAAGATACTTTTAAAGGATTTTCTCTATGATTGATTTGAATAAATACAAAGAATTTGTAAGCGCAGTTACTAGTCAAGAAAGTAACAATGTTAGAAAACTAACAGATAAATTACACGAGCTTGATAGAACAATTAATGTAGCTCTATTGATGACCGGAGGAATTGGACTCGCTTCAGAAGGGGGTGAATTCAATGAGATAGTAAAAAAGTGCGTATTTCAAGGTAAACCTCTTAATGATGAAACTATCTTCCACATGAAACGTGAACTCGGTGATATTTTGTGGTATTGGGTTAATGCCTGTAGAGCCTTAGATTTAGACCCTAATGAGGTTGTTGAAGAGAATGTAAACAAACTTAAAGCACGATATCCTGGCGGAGAGTTTGATGTTCATTATTCTGAAAACCGTAAGGAAGGTGATTTATAATGAAAATTACTGTTTGGAGTAAAACAGACTGTGTTTATTGCCAACTTGCAAAGGCAGCATTAGAAGATAATGGTTTTGAATATGAAGAAAAAATAATAGGGGTTACAGTGAATAGACAAGATTTGCTTAATATCCTACCCGAAGCTAAAACAGTTCCACAAATATTTGTAGACGGAAAGGCAATAGGTGGGTATAATGAATTAATGCAATCAAGCATTCTCACAAAGGAGAAGTAATACTTGGCTTTCGGAAACCTTAAACCGTTGAAGCATAAAAAACTGTTTAAACAAATGAAAAAACAACTTGTATCTCATGATAGAAGAGTCATGTTATACTTAAATAACCAGAACTGGTTAAAAATTAGAAAACAAAAAGACAGGCGAAGAAGAAAAGTATTAGCTAAACTGTGGCTTTTAAAATTAAAACTTTAAAGAGGGATTAAATATGTATTTAAGAGAGGTAAAAGTAGATTATGATTTTGGATTCATATTCGACATCGATTGGGAAAATTATGAACATGACTGTCTCGGACATCAACAAACTGAGTTAAAAGATATTCATGATAAAGTAGGAGGCTTTCCTAAATCCCTTACACACCACAACACTATGTTTTATCAAAAATTTTTTGATGGTAGCGAGATAGATTTTAAGGAACTAGGAGATCAAGTAGGTGTAGAAGCAAAAACAATATCAATGATCAAACAACCTCCAGGTATGACTAATCCTATGCATCGCGATACTTTTTATCAAATCAATAAAAAGTTCCCAGACGATGATCGTCTTAAAGTTAGAGCCAACATTCAATTACTAGAGTGGAAAGACGGACATTTTTTACAATTTAATGATACAGTGGTAACTCACTGGAAAGCACAAACAGGGTATATGTGGGACTCTTCTGTAGTTCATTTAGCAGCTAACGCAGGTCTAGAAGATAGATACGCACTTCAAATATCAGGTTTTCTTAAAAATTAATGAGTTGTTTTAATGATTGGGGTGAGCTACAAGAAATCATAGTTGGAACAGCTGACTATGCTTCAATCCCCTTACCTAATATAAGCACTATGAAATGTCAGTTTCCTGAATACGAAGAAGCTTATATCAAACAATTCACAGGCTACTATCCTCAACAAATAATTGATGAACAAAACGATGACTTAAATACTTTAGTGGAAACATTAGAGGATTTAGGAGTATTGGTATATAGACCTGACACTTCATATGCAGAAGTAGAAACTGTTTCACCTCATTGGAAAGGAAAAAATTGGCATTATCACTGTCCAAGAGATTTAACCTTAATTATTGGTAACAATATAATTGAAACTCCTTCTCCAATTTGGAATCGTCAATACGAAACATGGGCGTATAGAGAAGTGTTCAATCAACTTTTTAGAGAAGGTTACAATTGGATAAAAGCTCCTATTCCTATTTTATATGATGAAAATTATAAAGAGGATACAAAGGGTGTACCAGCATTAAATAACAATGAGATTCTTTTTGAAGCAGCTAATTGTGTAAGAGTAAATGAAGATATTCTATATCAAATTTCTAACACAGGAAACGAACGTGGTGCAGAGTGGTTACAAAGGGTGCTTGGAAACAATTATAAAGTACATGTGACTAAAAATCTATACTCATACGCACATTTAGATAGCACCATCGTACCTTTACGTGAGGGATTAGTAGCATACAATGCCTCTCGTGTCACTCTCCAAAATGAACCTGATTTATTTAAGTCTTGGGATAAAATTTGGATAAATGAGTGTGTAGGACCAGACGAACCACCTCTTAATCTACCTTGGGGAGCCAGCGAATGGATTGGTATGAATCTATTAAGTGTAAATGAACATCTAGCAATTGTAGATAAAAAACAAACTCAAATACATCAGAAACTGAACGCCCACGGAATAGAAACGATTCCCTTAGAGTTAAGACATGACAGAATTATTAGTGGAGGCTTCCATTGCGTGACTTTGGATCTAAAAAGAATAAGTTAGTCGTTTGTGGTGAGAGTTTTAGTTATGGAACTAATAACACCCATTGGCCTCGGATCGTAGCAGATTTCTATAATTTAGATTTGATAAATTTATCTATTGTAGGGTGTAGCAATTATGCCATATGTTTTCAGCTACAACACGCAACGAGCTATTTAAAAAAGAACGATTTAATAATAACATCACTAACAGCTGCTGAACGTTTTGAAATTGACGATGATGATATGAATTATCCCGCAACATTAAAAGATTTCAGACAAAATATAGATGAAATAAAAGACACCTATTTCACAAAATCTCCAACCATAACATCTGGTAATATATCCTCTCAATTAAGAAATTATCATATAGAGCATATGAAAAAATATTTGATTAGTAGTTCATATAGATTAAGCGCGCAATATCAAGCTTGGGCTTTACTACATATTTTGAGTTTATTACCGTGTGAGTATCTTTTATATAGAAATATTTATCCTAGATTTCACCAAAATCTAGATGAATATTGTAATGAACATTATTTTGGTTTAGAATCAGTAATGATAAATTCTGGCCCACATGATTATGAAAAAGAGAATGTAAAGTCAACAAATCATCTTTCTGACGAAGAAAATAAAATTTTTGCTAGTAGAGTTATAAAAGATCTTAATGAACGTTGTATATGATCAAATAGTCGATGGTAAACCAATTCCAAACGGTATTTATAAAAAAGATTTAATTGATATTTATCTTTCTAATAACGTAAGGTATGAGTATTACTACCCCGTAATTACTCCCTCCGTAATGGTTAAGAAAAATTACATAAAATCATCAGATGCTGAAAACGGTCTTTACCCAATCGGCTTCAGAGAACCTAGAATAATTAATGAAAATTTTTTAAGGTTAATGTTTGATTATGGAATAGATGAAGGAACTAAAGAAAAATTAGTAGAGGGTAGACTAACTTTAGTTTTGTATTTAGACGAAGAACCTAATACTGTAAACCATGTTTCCGTATTATACGATTTTTGCAAAAAGAAAAAAATAGCAAATTTTTTCATATATGTAAATATAATGCCAATTATTAGAGATGAAGAAAAAAGATATAGGGTTAGATATGCCTACAGATTTTATGATTTAGTCAGGCGTGATATTAAACAAGGACCAATAGCTAGGAATATTGACATTAATACGGATTATATTTTTAATGTCTTCGGTTGGTTTTTTTCTAATTATGACTTTAGGTCAGCAATGGTATATGCACTTTTAAAAAACGATCTCCAAAAAAATAATTTAATATCACATAATAATAAAGTTGTAATTGATACGACTTTTACAAGTCAAGTTAGAAGCGTCGAAAAAATTTGTAGCAACCTTGATTACACACAATTTAAAAAGGCTTTAGATATTATACCCGAACAAGCCATTCAGTATACAAAACTAAGTCTTGCAATTGAGGCATATTTTGATAATGCATATACTGATGGCGTTTATCTTACAGAAAAATCTTTTAGACCAATTTACTTTAAAAAACCTTTTTTACTATTAGGACAACAAGATTCTCTAAAAGAATTAAAAAATAGAGGATTCAAAACATTTCAATTTGCTTTAGATGAACGATATGATGATATGAATAATGATAGAAGATTTTTAAGTGTTTTAAAGCAAGTATTAGCTATAAATAAACTTAAAAAAGATGATCTACATCAAATAATTGAACAATGCGAAAATACTGTAGACTACAACTATTATCATATGCTACATTGTCTAAAATCAGAAATTGATTTTTTATCAAAACAAGGTGCTTAAAATGACTAATAAAAATAAGGCAAAAGGTTCGGCATATGAACAAAAAATAGCAAATAAGCTTACGAATGTATTTAAAAGAGAATTTAGAAGAGTTCCCTTATCTGGATCAATAGACTATCTTAAAGGTGATATATGGACACCTCATGATACTGCTTGGTGGCCTTATGCTGTAGAATGTAAACATTATAAAGACTTGCAGTGGAACAATCTTTTAACATCAAAAACAACAGACATTCTAAACTTTTGGCGACAAACAGTAAGAGAGGCAGAGGTGATGAAAAAGAAACCTCTA